ACCCAAAGATATGTTAAAATGTTTATCAGACAAGCCATTAGGAATGGATAGGAGTGAAATAGGTATATGTTAGACAAATTAAAAGTATTAGTAGGAGCAGTAGCACCTACAATCGGAACAGCGTTGGGTGGGCCAATGGGTAACGCAGCTATGAGTATGTTGGCTGATAAACTTGGTGTGCCAAATAATAAGGGCGCAGTAGAAAAAGCTGTGCAACAAGCATCACCACAACAACTAGCAGAAATAAAAAAAGCAGAGCTAGACTTTGAAAAACAAATGAAAGAATTAGAAGTTGATGTTTTCAAATTAGAAACACAAGACCTGCAAGATGCTAGAAAAACTTTTAGTAGTGACTGGACATCCAAATTGCTTGGTGTAGTAGTTATTGGTGGGTTTATGGGTTATATATTTTTGGTAACAATACAACCGCCTGAACAGAATAGTGAAGCTTTAATTAACCTTGTTTTAGGTTATCTAGGTGGGCTAGCAAGTGCAGTCATATCTTTTTATTTTGGTGCTTCACATAAAAAGGACGAGTAGTCTGTTGACTAGCGTAAGCTCAAGGGTGTTAAAAATTTTCTGTTGTGCCCTGGTAACATCAGACTACTCCTTATAAATGCAAGAGTTTGTAACCATAATTCAACAAGTAGGGTTTCCGATAGCAGCAGCTCTCGGATTAGGGTGGTTTATCTACAAATTAATAATGCGTATCGTTGACGGTATGGAAAACAAATTAGATGTTGTTGATGATAAGGTAGCAGAACAAATAACCGCTATGGAACAAAGACTAGGCACAAAACTTGACTCTCAACACGGTATTTTAGTAGCCTTAATAGACAGGGTCCGTAGTTTAGATAACGAGATTATCAGACAGGACACTTTAATAAAGACAATACTAGGTGTGCCACAGCTGATTGATAGCAATAAGATAGCCAAGGCAGATAGAGATGATCAAAGAAAAGACTAGATACAGGGTAGACTGGTACAAGCTGACAGCTTGGATTTTAATACTCAGTTTCTGTATAGGCTTTTGGAGTTTGGTTTTATGAATAACGATTATTACAAAGACAAATACAAGAGGATGGGTTGCGCAATATACTTAATCCCAATCTTAATGCTTCCTGTCCTCGCCGATGAAATAAAATTCAAGTTCAAGTCACCAGCATTTTCAGGCGTTGGCACCTCACAACATTACCTAACGATAGACGAGCAAGAATACAGCAGAAAAGAAGCACTCAAAGCAGAGATCAAAGCATTACAAGACGAGCTAGAAAGAGATGCTGAAAATACAACCTTGGCAAGATTTCTTAGAAACTTTGAATCTAGAGTATATGCACAACTATCAAGACAATTAGTTGACCAGTTGTTTGGCGAAAACCCAGCAGACGAAGGGTCCTTCACTTTATTCGACAATCTGATAACTTGGACGACAGACGGGATAAATATTACAATGACTATATTTAATGAAACAACTGGCGAAACAACTACTATCACTATCCCTATTGGGGACTTTGGTTTCTAGTTGCGCCACACATCTAGAATATATATCACCTTGTTTATCCAACCCTGATAGTGATTACAAAGATGTCGTTACTATCGTAGGTGAAGCAGAATGTTTTTCTAAATCTGCTTTTATAAATCAACCAGTTACTGACTCCATCAAAAACTTAAGGTTTCCTAAAGCACAACCTGTTGTAGCTGTCTATAGCTTTCCTGATGCAACAGGACAAAGAAAGTCGATTGATGGCTATGCAAGCTTCAGTTCAGCTTTGACACAAGCACCAGAAGCTTATGTTATCAGAGCCCTAAAACAATCTAAATTTTTCAGAGTAGTTGAAAGAGTAGGAATAGATCATGTGACTCGTGAAAGACAAATTATCAGATCAACCAGGGAAAAATTTGATGAAGATGAAAAACAACTGCCTCTACTATTTGCTGGCTTGATATTAGAGGGTGCAATACAAGACTACAATACAAACCTTTTGACCGGTGGGATGGGGGCAAGATACTTGGGTATAGGTAACAGCAAACAATATAGAGAAGATACAGTGATAGTTTCTATGAGAGTTGTTTCTGTTTCTACAGGAGAAATATTGTTAGAAAACCTTACCACTAAAACAATTTTATCAGTTGGTCTTTCAAATGATTTCTTCAGATATATAGCAAACGGCACTAAATTAGTCGAGTTTGAAAGTGGTAATGCTATGAACGAGAGCAAGAGTATAGCTTTGCAAGCAGCCATAGAAACTGGTATTGTAGATATAATAGCGCAAGGTGTAGAGAAGAGTTATTGGCAATATATGGAATAATTATGCGTTTATTTTTTTTACTTTTATCGTTAGGGCTGGCAGCAGATGATGAAATCTTTGTAGAGCAAACAGGTTCAAACGCCACTATCAAACTAGAACAGCTTGGTAGTAGCAACTTGATTGGTGGTACAAGTGCTGTATCAGGAACTATGACCGCTCTAGATTTAGACGGGACCGCTATGACTTTGACTATCAACCAAATTGGTAGTAGCAACATATTTAGATCTGATGGAATAAATTCAGATAATGTTACTGGTTACTTTGACTTCCAAGGTGATTCTAATGTTTTAGATATTCTTTTAAATAGTAATGGTGCTTACACAGCAGACTATGCAAACATGAATGTACAGGTAACAGGCGGTAGCAACATTTTTGATATAGAGATAGCAGAGAGCTCTAATGCAGATTACCTTGATTTAGACTGGATTATTGACGGAGATAGTAACGAGTTTGCTTTTGATATTGATTATGAAAATGCCACAAACTACATTGATATATTTGGTGACAGTAATGATTTAACTTTTACTGGTAGTGGTTATGCTGGACTTACTTCAAGCGATAGTGCTTACTTTTATTTAGATTTAGACGGAAGTTCAAACACTTTCACAATCACTCAATCATCTACACTTGCTAGAGATTGGTTAAAGATTACAACTAATGGTTCGAATAGCACTTTTTGTATTGTGCAGTCAGACGGTTCTTCTGCAACTACATGCTGATGCAATTGGCGATATAACAGAACTTAGAGGATATGGACAAGTCGTAAGAGACGAACCATATCCTGCTGAGTTAGACCTTGATCTATATTCATATGATGATGTACAGACCAGAGCAGGTCGTATAGGTATCACATTTTTAGACAGCTCAACCGTAAGACTAACTGAGCATTCCTCTTTAGTAATAGACGAGTATATCTATGATCCTAACCCTGATAAAAGTCGTATGGCCCTCAATTTTGCTAGTGGCACAATACGTTTCATCTCTGGCAATCTAAATAAAAGCAACATCTCTCTTAAAACACCAACAGCAGATATAGCCGTAAGGGGTACAGATTTTACATGTACAGTAGATGAAACAGGTAGATCACTTATTATTCTTTTGCCTGACGAGTTTGGTGATCCAAGTGGAGAGATTGTAGTTTCAACAGCTATGGGTGAGGTTATACTGAACCAACCATATCAAGCAACTACAACTAGCGTATATGAACAAACACCATCAAAACCAGTCACTCTAGATATAGATTTACAGTTTATAGATAATATGCTGATTGTCAGCCCACCTAAAGAAGAAAGTGTTTTAGCTGAAGAAACTACAACAAATAAAGCTGATTACTTAGATTTTACAGATTTGGATGTGGATTTTTTAGAAGAAGATTTACTGGAAGAGGATCCTAACTTTGAATTTACTGAATTAGATATTGATTATTTGGCTGGCAATTTTTTAGAAGATCTGCTCGATATACTAGATATATTAGAAGAAGAGAATCAAACTGAATTATTAAATGCTGTAGCAGGCGTGGATATACAAGGAACTAAGATAGGCCAAGATCTTGAAACTAATATTACAACTATAATTGATGGTGATACTATTAAATTAATAAGACAAATAACACAAAATAGTCAACTATCTTTAAATGCGGATCAATCGTATACAGTTGTATTTACACAAGATGGTGTAACAAGAACCGTTAAAATAAATGGTGGTACAAATTCATCTATTACAATCATACAGGCGTCAGGATGAAAAAACTTTTTTTATTACTAGCATTACTTGTAACACCATTACTAATGCAAGTAACACCACTTGAAATACTCAAACTTAAAACTTTTGATTACTTAGTGCCTACATATCAACCGTCAGGTAATTTTGTTGTGTTAGACATTACCGAAGATGAAGTAAGTGCAGAAGGAGGTTGGCCTTTTCCTAGACAAAGACTAGCCGAGATACATAATGACATTTTACAAAAAGGTGCTCTTGGGGTAGGATGGGTATTGAGCTTTGTT